TGATGACGGTAGGGTAGATATCGATAGGATTGGGGAGAAGGTGCAGTGGGATGGGAAAGTTCAGTTGGAGCTGTCGAATGAGTACATGTTGAGTACAATGGTTCATGGGTTTCCTGGCTTCTCGGCGAAGGTTAGTTTCTTTACTGATTTTGTTAAGAGGGCGTTGGAGTTGGGAACGAACCCTGAGGTTAAGGTGCTCGTACGTACGCATCCCAAAAGATTTGGTCGTCTGGTTAATATGGAGGCCAAACGTTCTTTCAGGGTTCGTGATCATCGACAGATGCTTAGGGCTGGATTTTCTGATAGTCGGATTCCTTTGCAGGTTGCCATGTTCAATACTCAGGTCCTCACACCCTTTAGGGCGGATTATATTGTTCATACGGCAGCTAAAGTACCCGTGTTGACGGAGAAGGGGCATGCTTTGGTGGCTCGGGTTAGCCGGGAGGTTTCGGCGTTACCAGAGGGTGTGCGTTTGATAGCGAAGCACCAGAGTGCCAACGACATAGTTCCTTATGTCGAGGGAGCTGTTAATCTTCCTGTTCCGAAGATTCACAATCCCGGCCTTGTTATTGAGACGGTCATGGCTGGAGTGCTGCCGGCGTTGGTGCAAGCGGATTGTAGGTTGGATCAGTATATTTCAGATCATTCTGATTTTTCTATGATAACCATGCCGCCCAAGCTCAACATTAATGTCGGTCAAGTGGAACCTACTAAGCCTTTGCGCGTTTACAAAATGCGCCTGGCTTTGGGTGTCCAGCAGCTTCAGATGCCGAATATGCGTCAGAGCTTGGTTGCTGTGAATAAGCGTAATTTCGCACCACCGGAGAACAGTCTTCCACACGATTTGTTCACTTTGGGGCGGTCCATAGTAGACGCGTATTATAAGGCTTGGGGGCACCCTGACATTAATCAGAGACGCGCGGATAATCGTGCGTTCCCGATGACGTATGCCGAGCAAGATATCATGGCGCGTGTAGCCTTGTTGACTGAGGCAGACATAAATCAGATCGCTTCTGAACTGCCTGGAAATTTCGACATAAAAAAACAACATTTGCAGAACTATGTGTTCTTGGCTAAGAACAAGGTGAAGCCCAACGTAAATGTTGCGTCGGAGATTCCAGCGGCGCAAACGATTCGCTATCATAAAAAGCATGTCGTGGTGCCAGCGTCGTCGATTGTGTCGGAGTTGACTAGGCGTAAAGGAGAGTATCTTCGTTCTGAGATATTAGTTCTGCACGGAAAATCGCGACCTGATGCGCAAAAATTCTTCCAGTTGCGAGACGTCCTTGTGTTAGGGGCCAAGTATTACGAGGAAGGTGATATCTCACAGTATGATAAATCGCAATTACTTATTGCAGTTGTTGAATATATTCTAGCTGTGGATGCGGGTATGGATTTTGATTTCTTGCATCACTGGATGGTGGGTGCTGAATTCAGTAATGTCACTTCGCAGTTGGGATTCTCGTTCCATATATGGATGCAGCGTGGTACGGGAACGTCCACGACGCTGGATGGGAATACCACAATGTGTATGGCGGCTGTGGCCTATGCCTATAAACCTGATCCTGCTTTACTCATTTTTGCGGGCTTTATGGGAGATGACTTTTTGTTCAAGTCTTTGCAAACGTTTGACCACCGTCAGGTGGAAGAAATTATGCGAGGCGTATTCAACTTCAATCTTAAGGCCGTGAGAACTGAGCATCCGTATTTCTTGTCGTGCTATATTATTCGCGTGGATGACTCAGTGTTCATGATGAGTGATCCAATGAAGCGAATTATGACGCTTTTGGACGTAAAGTATGCCTATCAGACGGGGAAGAAAGGGGTGAAGACCGAGGTTGATATGTTTCAACCTCGATTTGAAGCGCTTCAAGATCAATTGTTCAATTATTTTGATAATGATGCGGCTTTATGGAAGCTGGCTGAGGCTGTGTATGTGCGGTTCTGCAAATACAATAACCTTGATCCTGACTGTAAGGAAGATCTATATCCTGCTTTCGCGGCGTTAGCTACGATCGCTAGTGATTTCCAACAATTCAGGAATCTCTTTGAGAGAGAGTCCAGTTGTTTTAAGGTGTAATAACACCAAATCGTTCCAATTGGAACAAAGTTAATAACGCCCAATGTTCAACCATTGGTTGTTAATAGAGTTTTGACGATCTTGTCTTTTATCTTTTAACACTTCGGAGCTTAGTTTGTCTGCTAAGTACTCTAATGCCGAAAGGAAGAATTTC